ATAAATATTTTTCAACCGACAAAATCCAATCCAAAAAACCAGCGTAAGGATCAATTACTTCAACTTTATTTTGCTTGCCTTCGATTTCTTCGCGAAGTTTGTCGATTCGTTTGATTAAAGCTAGTTCTTTAACCTTGTCAAATTCATAAACAGCAATCATTCTTTTGCATTGCAACAAAAGCAAATCTTTCTGAAGTAAAAACAGACCGATATTTTGACCTGTGCCAACTCCATTTAATTGCGCGTTTAATTCCTTGTCAATTTCTCCAACTATTTTAACATCCGTTTTGTTTTTAAGCATCTCGGCATATTCGCGAATTGTGTAATCTTGTAGTTTCATTTTGCAAATATACAAAAAAAAGAGGTGCAAAATAATTGCACCTCTTAATTTTATTCTTTAACCTCGTTGACTTCTTCGGGTTGCGCCTGTTCGACTTCTTTTTTAACCTTTGCAACCTTTACAGGCTTCGGGTTTAACTTTTCGTCGCGTTTAACTTTTGCAGCCTGGCAAGCTTTTTCAAGTGTACCGTGTTTCTCTATTTCCGATTCGTTAACTAAATAGGTAACGCCATCGATTTTTAAACCTTTTAGTTTCATTATCGCAAGGATTAAGGTGCTACGATGGTAAACTTAGTTTCTTTCATAAATACTTCGGGTGCCGAAATAGTTATATAAAAGTCTTCAGATACTGTACTAAATCCAACACCAGCCAATGTTATATTAATATATGCATCAGCCAGTACTATTTCACTTACAATAACAGCACCATTGCTATTTCTTGCGAAAACATCCACAGCCAAAATATTATAATTCCAAGGCTTTTGCGTTTTTTTGTCAATCAATTTCAACGAGAATTCAGCGGCAATAGCTGTTAAAGCCGAAACAGTATGGAAAAATCCTTCAACTTGAGTTTTTACAACGATGTCCTCAGTTTCAACCTCAGCGAACAACATAGCTACATCCTCGTCAGCTACTAAATAGCGAACTGTAACTGCTACTGTTTTATCTGTTGCATTGTCTGATTGAAATGCGTTTGACACCTTGCTGTTAAAATTCAACGGCATAGTGCTAATTAAGTTGGCTGCGGTTGATTTTTTTCCAAATACATTGCCCAAATCATCAATCAATAAACATTGAAGTGTTCCGGCAGCAACTAAACTAGCGATTACCGCGCGATTTTGAATGTTGCTTTCAAAAGTCAACGTGTCCGCCAAAATTTCGGGACGAATCAATTTCATTTCTGCAGTGCCTGTTCTTTCTACTGAGATTTCAGCAACCGGAGCACCCGCGATTGTGTGCCATCCCTGAATCACACCGATAATATCCCCGCTTTCAATAGCTGAGTTAATAGCCGTAGCGGTCATTTCAGTTAAAGAAACATCTTGTTTGCTTCCATAAACTAAAATCATTTTTCCAAAACCAACGTCAGCCCCACAATTCGCGTTCGCCAACTCTAAAAAATTTCCACAATTTCCCATTTTGTTTTATTTGTGTTTTAAATTGTTAATTACTTAATTACATTCACAGTTAAACCATTTTTCGCGATACCTGAGTGTTATATTTCCGCTAATTAGATGCACTTTAGCATTTGCAAAATCTTTGCGTTCGGTTCGCTCATTACTATCTTTCGACCAGAAAGGAACGACCGCGAAAGTAAACGAGGGGATTAAAAAATATTTACTTAAAAAATTTATTAATCCTTCCTCATGTCCTGACTCGTACAAAGAAATTCGCGATAATGCTGACTGCTCTGAAATATCGTCTTGAGTTGCCAGTATCGGAAAAGCTAAATTAAAAGTAACTTCTTTCAATCCTGAACCATTGTCTTTCACTTTCAAAGGAGTTAAAAAATACCAACTTTGAGAATCCCCAATCCTTAACGCTTCAAGAATTACAGTGTTTAGATTTTTAACCGTTCCACACTTTAACCCGATATCTGTTAATACTTTTTCAATCATAACGGACTAATTTTTGAAAGATAATACTTGTTTGCTGTTTTTCCTTTTTCGGTGCAAATAGCCAATAACCTTGCAGCCCCTAAATTCCATGCCCGAACCTGTGACAATATTGACCTTGACGTAAATTCAGCGGGTGCAAGCTGCTCTCCAATATTAGCAGTTATATCACTCTCCCTATTTTCGCAAAATTTGAAAAATACAAAATAAGGAATGACGCCCGAAATATCCGCAGCTTCTCCAGTGTATTCGATTTCAGACTTAACGAGCGTTTCAATGGCTGTTAACTCATTGTTGTAGCTTTCGTTAATGCCTAAAATGTTAAGCGGGTACGTTGTGAATGTTTCGTAAGTCATTGCCTTATTTTATTTAACTGTGAATTGTTTTTATTATTTCTTTTTAACCTCTAATTCAGGTTCTTGGCTTACTGGCTCTACGTTCAAATCTGCTGATTCAACCACATTATCAGAAACTGGCTCTACGTTTTCGTCTACCATGTTTTCTTTAATAGGCTCTATTACCTGCTCGACTGTATTAGGAGCAACAACTTCATCCTTTGGATTTGGTTGTAAATCGGGAGTATCTAAAACATACTCCCCATTTTTATAAATTGCCCTTCCCATAATTAAGCTTCTTTAAGTACTGCTGTTGAAAGCAAATCGTGAATTTTTCCACCTACATTTTTTTCTTTCATGTAGTTCAAGCGGTTTTCAGCAAAGTCTTGCCAAGAAACGTTTAACGATTTCTTTTCTTTGTACCAATAGCCGGATGGAATCATCGCGATACAGTGAAGTCCTGCTAATTGACCAACAACATCAGTAACGAAAATTTCAGAAACACCAAATTGTCCTGCCATTTCTTCAATTGTACGATAGTGCGTATCTCCACCAGCGGCATATTTATAAGCTGACAAAGCAGTTAACAGCGAACGTTTGATACACAAAACAATCGGCTGTCCAGTTGGGTTGTGTATTTTATCAATCATAGTTCTGATGTCGCTAACTGTAACGGTCAACGCTACTGCCGGATTTTGAACAATTGTAAACGCGTCAGTTGCTGCTTTTGTTCCGATGGTTTCAAATTTTGTAAGGCGTTTACCAACTGCATTAACAGTGTCACCCACCAAAATAGCCATCATGATTGTATTTGCTAAATGCAAGTCCAATTCATTGTTTACCCATGACAAGAAAACAGATTCTTGACCAACTTCCGCGATGTCATCAAGGTCTTCCTGATTCATTTGCTGTCGAACGTAAGCATAAGCGGTTGAGATTTCTTTCGGAGTGGTTGTTATTGTTTGCAAATCTTTTTCAACACCAGCGGCACTTGCCTTGTCCCACTGTTTCGCGATAACAGCAACTGCATTCATTGCGTCAGTTGAGTAGAAAAATTTACTCATGAAAGTGCGTTTCAATTTTGCAAGTAAAGGGTTCAAATCCTCCCATTTTGTCGCGATTGAATAGTCAACGGCTTGAGAAAATTCGAGACCTGATACACCGTTTTTCACCAAAATTTCGTTCACTGCATTTTCAACAGCTTTGCGGTCGTCTTTCTTCGCGTTAAAAATAGCTTTCGCAATTTCGTTTTTAACTTTCAAAGAAATTTTTCCATCTGATGCTGTGTTGATTGAATCTTTAACAGCTTTCATTTTAGCCGCAATTGCGTTTGCAACGGCTGCCGGCACTTCTGCTTCAGGATCGCTCATGTATTTTTTGATAAGTTCAGCAACCTGATCGGCAAAAGCCTTTTCGTCCACTTCGACTTCCGAGCTGTCAAGTTCAGAAATTAAGTCAGTTAACGCCTGTTTTAATTCGGCTGATTTTTCACCCGTCAAAGCATCGTTGATTTTTTTCTTAATTCCGCCTAAATTAGCGTAATCTTTTACTTTAATAAATTTTTTGCTCATTTTTTTTAATTTAAATTGTTAGTTATTTTGTCCAAATAAAATGTCTTCTAAAGCGTCTACCGTTTCGAGTGGTGTATTTTTATTTACAAATTTTGTAGAGTTAACAATATTTGCCGTTTCCCCGATTTTGTCAATGCGCAATCCGTTAGCAGGTGTTGACACGATGGAAAGGTTTGCAAATATAAGCTTTTTTATTAAAATATAATCAAAAGCTCCTGTCGATGTGTATTTATATTCAAAATCACTTGCCCATCCCTCCTTAGAAAAGCCCTGCAAAATGCCTTCTTTGAGCTTTAATTTAACATCGTCGTAATTGCCTATACCTTTCGGGATGTAAACCACGAAATAAAAACCAGTGTTGCTTGTTTCAACGACAAGAACCCGACCAACTAAATGTGTTAAATCATCGCGATGCAAAACGGTTACTGGTACGTTCAATTTATTTTTGATAAAATAGTCCTGCATGTATTCGTCGATACAAGTAGGCTCGAATATTTCTCTATTTTCGTTAATTTTCCCGAATTTCATTTCATAACCCGAAATGATTAATCCGGTTAAACGTTCCTTATCCCCTTCGTTTCGGGTAATAGTTGAGAGTTCGATGTTTTCAACTTCTTTAAAGTCGTTAATCTTCGTGGTGTCTTTAACTTTGTATATGTCCATAATATTAGTATTGTTTAAATTCTTGTACTTTTGGTATTGGTTTGTTATAAATCGAATAATCAACAATCAAATCCAAATCGGCAGCCATTTTAATAAATGTTTTATTTAACAAACGTTCAAATGACTTGTATTTCAATAAATCACCTTCGCGAATTTCGCCACCGTTTGAAAGCGAATTGCCTCCTGTACTGCTTTCGATGATTGACACCTGATTAGCAGGAATTTTTAACCTATCGCAAATGGCAGAAATTGCAAACTTTGATTTTTCGATAGTCTTTGAATCTAACCCCGATAAATTAATGGTCGTGAATTGCATCGCCTGCCTCCAAATCAATATTTGTTTTTGATTTTTTAGCCCTCCGTAGTCCTCGGAGACTTCCTTTTCAAGTACCGTTTTTTCCATGTCGGTAATTTTAACTACAACCGGTAAACTAGATGCCTGTTGTGGCGATGCCATTATAAGTGTACCAAGTCGCGCAGTAGTTGTGTTTGAAGCGTTTAACACATTATCTAAATAAGTTAAAAAACCATTTAAAAAGGCACGATCACTTTTACCATTCATTTTGAATGTATCAGATTTTAACACATAAGTCTCTGATTTTTTGAATGCAGGAGTAGTTACAATTATTTTATTTTTTGAATCGGTTGTATAGTCTTCGGATGTTAATAGAGCAAAGCCACCCGAATTATAAGCAATTACGGCAAACCCTTTGTTAAATAAAACATTTAAACATTCTTGCCCGTAATTGTCAAAAAATATTTGGAACTCAGCAAAGCGCATAATGTCGCCCTTTTTTAATGTTAAAGTAACATCGTTTGCGAGTTCTGTTAATAGTTCAACAATATTCATAAAAAGAACCTGAGCGAATTCCTGCTTACCCTCGCTGAAATCATTTAAAAATGACTTGCCATCAGGTCTACTGACATACGAGTAACCACCCAACACCCATTTTGCAATTGTATTTTTAACGTTCATCTTAATTATTTTGATGCAAATGTAATTAATTATTTTTATAAATTCAAAATTTTATTGAAAAAGTATTTTTAATTGCCCGAAAACAAGAATATACGCCATTATTGCATTGTTAAGACAATCGATATTGTCGTCATGGTCACAATCAATCTTAAAAGTGTACATCTGATTCGCGAAAAGTCTGTTTGCTTCGGTGTCCGCAATGATTAATTTTTGAGTTATAACGTCAAAGTTTGTCATAATGCGTTCGTACTTATCTTGACGCGAATACCAGCCCTCAACGGATATTTGAGAGCTTACACAATCATTGTAAAATTTTAACCCTATTTGTCCATTGGTTTCAATGAACGTTCGTTGCACCGGAAAATCTTTTTGCCACTGTTTAATTTTTTCGGCAAGTAGAACTTTTTCTATTTTGTTACGCGAAAAGCTATCTATTAACCAAACCTTGCCGTTTTTGTCGATTGATGTTAATGTTAACGCGAAATTATCTCCTCCCTTTGCGTTCGATGGATCGGCAAAAATAATGAAGTTGTGTAATCCTTCCGGCTTTTCAATTGAGAAGTGAATATTTTCAGTTGTGAAAATTTCTCCAGTTATCTCCGCGAAATTACCCTCGCACATAACCTGCCAACGCCAATAGTCATAAGATCCGATCTCAGACGCTTGCCCTTTTTTTGTCCACTCTAAAAATAAGTTAATTTGATTGAGTGTTAAGAATGGATTATCTTTCCATGTTGTTTTAATAAAATTTCTATCGTTAATTAAGTCCTCAATCCAAAATGTTCGGTAAGGATTGAAGTCAAAAAACATCTGATCGCGATTATTGATCATCAATTTTTCAACTGTACCCTTTGAAAACGTGTTGCATTCGTTAATATAACGCCAATCGCAGGCCCCGAGTGAGTTCGCAATGTCGTCGGCGTTTTTATTGTCTGAAATATTTATAAATGCAAGCTCATTATTGTTGTATTTGAAAAGTTTTTGCGTTGCATTTTCCTTAAAAATTGGAAGAATTGGGTTGAAAATTCGTCGATAATCGGATAGTAACCCGAAATTTTGCTGCTTAGGGCTTTCGGAAAACAACTGATATTTTTTATTTTGCCTAGAAACGAAGTCCAATCCGACGTGTTCAAGTATGGCAGTTGTTTTCCCGGACCGCTTCGACCCTTGAATTATAACATTTGGTTCGTTTTTGGTCTGCTCAAAAAAATCTTTGTATTTTTTAATGAAATCAATCTGCATTATCGATTATATTAACTGTAATTACGTTGTCACCTTTCGAACCATCAAAATTAAATACACCAAGCTCCTCGAGCCTTCTACCAGCTTCGATTATGTCGCGAGCTGCAACCTTAATCAACGCACCATTGACAGCCGTGTAGCCCTCGCCATAACCTGTGGCGATGCCTGTAAGTATTTCTATGTGGCTTTCCTGTGGCTTCATGTTTGCAAAGATACTAATTATTTTATTATCGCGATAATTTGGGTTAAAAATGCAGTAAAAATACAAATGTTAAGATATGTTATTGTGAATAAACATTAATTTAACTATTTTCTTTAACAAAAGTATGGGATAAATTAATTAATAAAGTTAAATAACGATACTTTCCCATAGCAAAAACAAACAATCCCATAGAAACACCCCATATTTCTTTCATAGCAAAATTCAGTTTTCCATTAAAACTTAATAAATGTTAACGACTTAATTGTTTGATATGTAATTATTTACCATTTTATATACTTCTTTAATTAACTAAAATGAAAGAGTATAGATAAATACCAGAGAAAATATCCCCCTATAAATAAAAGTTTTTGAAAATAAATCCCATAATCCCATAGCTCGCAGTTAATTTATGTTAACTACTATGCTTGTCAATTAGTTACAAAGTCTATTTTTGTCGGCTTACTATGGGATTAACATTTACTATGAAAGAAATTGGCAAATTTATGGTATAAATCCCATAATTTAGAATGAAACTTTATGTAATTTACAAACTTTAGTACTTTTAACTATATTACAAGTTAATAAATGCTAAATTGAAAGTAACTATCTGAATTATCGCGACTTATAAGCATTAATCAACTTTAACACATATTTTTCTCGATTTATTTGTATATATAAAGTATATAGTATATATTTGCAGAGTGGTTTTGAAATGACCATAACATAATATCATGTCAATAAAAATAGCTTTAAATAGAATATCGTCAAAACTGCAAGAATTAGATTCTTCGTGTAATGACCTTGAAAAAGAAATCGAGAAAAAATATAATAGAAAAGTACAAATAGCTTATACTCCTGGTACAAATGAAATTAATGTCGAATTTGAAAATGGGAATATTTGGGAATGGGGAACTGCTATTACATTTTTAGAAAAAGGCATAGAAGCGAAAAATGACGGGGCTTCTTATAATAACAGATAACGAACAGGGCTCTGGTGTAGGCGATTTGCGGGATTTTTAGCTTTCGGACTACATAACTGCTAAAGCGGGCTACAAACTACCGATATGCGCAAATATAAGCCTATTACCATAGCCTTGTGTTATAGGCTGGCGATTCTTTCTTTAAATCTTTAAACAATAACATTATGTCAAAATTAAGCAAAAAAACAATTGAAAAAATCAATTACCTTTCATTTATTCGAGAAATAATTATAAGTAGAGACCCAAATTATACAAATAACGAACATTGGATTGATACACCTCCTGAAAATTGGTCAAAAGAAGAAGCCGAATTATTCGACACACTTTCAGAACACGAAAGCATGATTAAAAAGCAAATTTGTAAAATCCTCGGCGCTCAGGTCTTTTTTTCAAATGGCTTATAACGGACAACTGCTAAGGTCATTTTGGCGATTACGGGCTACTTTGCTGCACTAAATCGCAAAATGCTAATGCGAGAACTAAACTTTCAAAAACTGGAAAAGCAGCCAAATGACTTTAGCAATTGTTAGTGGCTGGTGTTTCTTTTTGTCAAACTAATAAATTAAAAAATATGAATACTTACGAAATTACATTTTTACACACTGACGGAACTACAAGAACTGTCGAAATAGAAGCATACAACGAAGAAAGAGCAAGAATTCGATTTCATGTGAACTGGGATAAAGAAATGAAAATAATAACCGTAAAACAAAAGCAATGATAACAAGGTCAAAACTAAGAAAGTATGCTAACGCATACGGCAGAAAAGCATACAGAAAAAACATAATACATGCTTATAGGCTAATATGTAAAAACATTAAATCAAGAGCAAAAAAAGGAAATTATTCTTATAGTTTTAGGCAAGAAGGATATTCAGAAGAATTAGAAATTGCTTTCCGCCTTTTTAGTTTAAAACATAGAGATTTACAATCAAGACTAATAAAATATACCGAGCAAGAGAAGTCGTATGAGATACGCTGGTAGTCTTTTTTTTACACTTGCCACTAACAATATAATATGTACAAGTTCAAAATTTTGAACCTATGAAAACTAGTGAATTAATAGATAAAATATTTAAAAATTACGAGGTCGGAGCTATTACCGACGATGATTTGGTTCAAATAATTGAATTGGCTGCGATGCATCTTAATTTGAAAACGACAACTAATTACGCGAAAGCTAATAAAATCAGTTACAACGGCGCGCTAAAGCGGAAATTAAACAAAATAACGATTGACAATCAAATATTTATAATCGATAACGAATAAAATGGAAAATAACAAAAAAGAAACTAAAACACTAGTAACTTTAACTCGCGAGGAAAAGGAGAAGGCTCGAAAAATAAGCATTGAACTTTTTGGAACGTCCAACTATTCGGGTTTATACGCATATTTTATTAACCGATTTAATAAAGTAGATTAATATGAACTACGAACAGTTAAAGGAGTTAGACCGAACCGAAGCGATTAAAATGGTTTTGCCGGACGGATTTGTTTTGAATGATTTTCATTTAAAAATGTTCCCGCAAAAATCCGAAGTTATTGTGTTCGGTGGCAATTATTGGCGAACAGACGCGTCGGTAATTGATTTTATCGAAAAATATGTAGAGCCGAATAATGAGGTTGATATTCAGGATTTTTTTTCTGAAATGGGTTACACAATTGTTTCAGACCCGATTTTGTCAAATAATGATTTGTTAAAGCAGGTAAATGTTGATTACAAATTGATTTATGAGCAACACAGATCACTTTTTAAGCACCCGGACCGTTGCAACGATTGGGCGCAAAGCAAGGGAACTTATATTTGGTTTAGTCTTATTTTACCAAAACGTCGACAGGAGCAGTTTGTTAAGATAAAAAAAGAGTTGGAAATTGACAAGCTTCGTAAGATTTCGGCAAAAATTAAAAAGACCTATAATTTTTCGGATCGCGATATAATGTACTTGCAATATTTTTGCAGTCAAACAAAACTAGACAATTTAGACCCCTCACTTAACACTTTTTTGTATTTATGGTCAAAAGAACAGTTTACAGGCAAAACAACAGTAGCGTCGTATATTTGCAGCTTTTTGAACGGCGAAACAAATGGTGATGCAACTCAACATAAATCTAAGTTAAAAAAAGAAATGCAAATGAAAAACTTTGACATTCCGAAAGCAACCTCATCACGTTGTACTTTGATCGACGAGGGCGGATTTTTCGATATGCAAAAGGTTTACGACGATTTCAAACAGTTGATTACTTCAAATAGTTGTGAAGTTGAGTTCAAGTACAAGACAGGTGACAGGACCAGGAGATGTTTCCGAAATTACATAATGACTTCAAACGTTGACCCGATTTATTTTGTGCAAGATGAAACCGAACGACGAATTTTGGCAATACATTTCACGGTGCCCGAAGACTTGGGATTTCCCGAAATACAAGCCATGTGGCATGAGTTCGTTTTGGAGTGCAATTTGTCAGCTTTAAAATTAAGTGAAATTTATCGCGAAGTAATTAGACCAAATTCGCAAGTTGGAGAAATTAACAACATCATGTTAGAACTCAGAGATATTTTTTCACGTCAACGAATAGACGCGTGTACTTCACATTCTAGTTTTAACGTTGCAAATGTTATGACATTTAACGAGATTGCAAAAAATGATAAAAAAATGAGTCGCGAAGTTGTTAAGCGCGTTCTGATAAAATTATACGGTCAACCAGACAATAGACAGAGATTTTACAAATTAAATCGTATAGTTTTTGATGATTCGGATTTACCAGAAGTGAAAGAGGAATTACCGTTTTGGTAAAATTATAACAAATTAAATAAAAATATTATTATGAAAATTATTAATTTAAAAGAGTTAAAGCAAGATGATATATTTTGCTACGAAATGAAATTAAAAGGGCGTGAAGCTTTTTTGTGCACATCAAATGAAAATAGGGTCGTAGAATTCAAAAGCAGAAATACTGGGACTATTTCAAAAGTGCCATATTCTTACAAGGGTGCTGAAAAACAAGTAATTTTGTTAAGAAATTTAAACGACTAGCGAACCATGATACAAATTTATGACACCACCCGCAAACTAAGCCTATCGAATTTTAAACATTTAAAATAAATCAATATGATAAGTATAGACGAATTAACAGTGAAACCTATTGCTAAAAAAAAAGAAAGTATAAAGGTTAACGTTCCATTTAATTTACATGATTCTTTGGAATCCGACTGGATAAAAAATAAAATAAAGTCAAATAAAGAATATTTATTAAAATGCACATCTAAGGCTTTATATCAAAAAGTTGAAAAAGACACTTTATTTCTTGAGAATGAAATTTTGCCTATAATCCAGGCTAAAACCAACCTTTTTTTTAATGATTTGACTAAAAAGTTTGTCAGCTCGTTGAATGGCGCTATCGAAAATAAATGTAATTCAGTAGTAATTTATATGCCTATTGATGAAAATTACACAGACAATCCGACGGCTGGAATTGTGAACTACGGAAAACAAAGCAGTGTAAAGGCAGAGATTCGAGCTGATTTTTATCTGTATAATAGGGATGGAAATAGTGCGCCATTCAAATATATTGAATTAATTTAGTCATTTTAACCAACTTTAACGCAAAATAAAGCACTTATTTTGTAGAATTGTTTTGTATTACAAAATAAAGCTGTATATTTGCATATCGAATTAAACGAAAAACTAAAACAAACTAAAAAGTTAATATTATGAAAGCTTACCCAACTAACGCAGAACGTAAAGCAGCAAAAGCAGCAAAATTAGCAGCACAATCAAGAATTAAACTTGAAAGAACAACGGCTGAAGAAAGAGCTGCAATGACTCTTGGTGGACCAGCAGAATACGTTGAAATGACACCACAAGAAAGAGTTGCTAATCAAGAATATTTCGAAAGACAATTACAAAATCAAAAAAAAATATAATCAGATGAAAAAAGCAATTTTTACAAGAGAAATTCAAAACGGTGTCGAAATGGTATTAAAAGGACACGACAACGGAGGTAAAGAAATATGGGTAACGGCTGTTTACCAAGATAGAGTGAAAAATAAAAGTTATTCAAGGTACTCAAAATAATCAACACCATGTTAAAAGACACAACCAAATTCGAAAAGGTTATTTTAATCGCGTGTATTCTATACTTCGGTTATCACTTAATTAGAATAATAATTATTAACATTTAAAGCCATGACAATACTAATTTTATTTACAGCTGCCTATTTAATTCTAATTTTAATTATTATCAACAATTTACGTAAAAATAAAGACTTATGAAACTATTAAAAAAATCAGCTTACAACGAGCTAATTAGCTCTATTGAAAAAACAAGGCACGAACTAAGAATGCTTGAGAAAAGGCATAGATTATCTGTTGAAATAAATCAATTACAAGTAGATCGAATTTCAAAACTTGAAAACGAAAATTCTGAGTTATTTAAAAAAGCCGAAAAATGGGACGCAGAACTTAAACGTCAGGCTTTGAAATCCAGAATTGCGCGAATTAAAAAAATGAGTACAAAACAGTTGGCTACAAGATTTTTAGGAATTTCTGTTAAATATCATGATGATGTTCCGGCTATTATCTGCGGATATTCTGATACCCTAGTTATTTGTGCGTGTGACCATCCAAAAAAATATTGGGAAGAAAGAGTAATAGACAGTTCAGATGTAATTTTGCAAAAATATGAAAGATATTGCTATTATTCGCCAAACAAAGTAAAAACGCAAATTATTAACTCACTAAAATAAAAACCATGGTGATTATAATTAACGACCAAATTAGAATGAGTGGTAAAACTGCTCTTTCAAAAGAAATTGTACGAGACAAGGATTTTAAAGAACTGCCGAGTATGAGTGCATTTATTAAACCATTTCTTAATTGGGAGAGCATTCCTGATTGGATTATAATAGATGGATGCAGTTTAATTGACATTGAACTAGCTAATCAATTAACCGAAAAAGGCACATTTTCTTATCAACGCCAATACGACGCGTTCACTTATGTTGCAAAAGTTCCTCACTTTATTTTAATAACAAACGCAAAATTACAAATAACTCAAAAAGTATAAAAGCCATGAAATTACAAATCAACAAATTCAAAACGATTGAAAACCAAACAGTCGAAGCTCCTGCCCAAATTAAAGGTGGTAACGGAATAGGGAAAACGACAATTTTAGAAGCATTTTCGTTTTGCTTAACCGGCAAAGATTTACAGGGAAATGAGTTTAAACAAGTCTATGACAATCGCGTCGACTTGCACCAGGCAATTGCAGATGTTACTTTTTTCGACAATTACGGAAATTCATTTCAACGCGTTGTAACTCCGATTTATTCAGTTTCGCGCGCAGGCATTGAAGAACTTAAAATTAAACGCTCAACGCAATGTTTTAAAAACGGTATTGAATGCAGCGATTTTGCCGAAGAATTTAACGAATTTCTAAAATTGGGCACTGATTATTTTTTTAATCAAAAAGAAGATGCGCAGCGCGCTATGTTCATTGACTTATTAAAGTCAATGATGCCGGATTATGACGTTAAAAGTTCATCACTCAAATTAAAGGAGCTGAAGAAAGCCCAGAAAAATGCAGTTGACAGTGTTAAAATCAAATCAGAACAACTCAAAGGCGTTAAAGATGTTGAAGTTTTGATCATTGACCCCGAAATTTCGCGACTGAATGGTGAATTTTTGAAGCTTTCCGAAGTTGACAATTCGAAACAAGTTGCAGAAATTAACAAAGCGAATAACGAAGCGTCTCAAAAGTATCTGGATGCGAAAAAACAACTTAACGAGGAGTTGCAAAAAATTGAGCTTTCAATTTCTACAACTGACAATCAAATTTCAGGACTACAAACAAAGCTTTCAACTGTCGAAACGTCGCAATTTATTGAAAAAGACATCATTGATAGCGATGATGTTCATAATACGATGGTTAAAACTATTTCAGAGTTCAAGAAACTTGATTATTTCGAAACAATCGAATCATACGCAGCCAAACATTTTGCAGCCAATCCAGTTCTTGTTGAAAATTCAAAAAAAATAAAAGAATTATCAGAGCGTATTTTTTTAGTAAGTGGAAAAAATGAGGGCAATTGTCCGTTGTCTGGATCATTTTGCGAAACTGCCAAACTACATGCCGAACACGCAGAACGCGTTATCTTTTATGACATGATTGCAATTGATATTAACGCAATTAAGTCTGAAAATCGCTCAATTCTTACAAAAGAAATGAACGAATGTAACGCGAAATATTTGGCTGCTAAATCAGAACTTGAAAAAGCCGAAAAAGAGTACAACGACCTGCTCGAAGCCAACCAAAAAACTGTTAAAGATAACGAGTTCTTGAAAAATGCTTTTGAATCGACAAAAAATACTGAGATTTATACGCTAAAAAATAGCCTGAAAGAGCTTAAAGCGAGAAAAGTTGAGTTTGAAGGTAAGTTGGCTGATAAAATGTCAGAACTATTAGGGATTAATGAGCCAGCAGTTCAGAAGCTACCTGAAGCATTGGAAATTTCAGAGGAAATTAAAGAGGCTCACACCACTTTTGAACTTGCTAAAATAGATATTAACAAAGCAATAGGAGTTAACGAAAATAACGTCAAACTTCGCGACCAATACGAAAAGGAAATCAAAGCACTACAAGGAGATTTATTCACAATTGGCGAACAAATGGCAAAATTAACAGCTGAAATTTCGGAGTACTTCAGCAATTTAAACGGTGTCGTAAAATCTGAATTTTCGAGAGCTATTGAAATTGATGTGCAATTGTTGGAGCTTGTAATTACGACTGGGGAGTATAAAGATTGTTTTAAAATCACTGCAGATGGAAAAGTATTCCCCTATGAATGCAACGGGGCGCTGCAAAACAATTTGAAGTTGCAAGTTTTGAGCACGTTTCAGCGTTTGAAAAACTATTCGGGTATTACACTGATGGACAACTGCGAGGCGAACACCACCGACCCGATCAACACCTGCGGAATGAATTGTGTTTTGGCTTTTGCTATTACTGATAAAGAATTAACAATAAAATAATTCAAAAAATATAGTGTTTTTGCAAAATAAAACACTATATTTGTACTTCAAACAAATTAGCATATAAAAATTATGAAACAAACATTTAACATTCCAGATGGTTGCAGTACTGTAACCGTTGAGCAAGTGGGCAATCAATTAATCACTACTTTTGAACCTGAAAAATATGTACCGAAAGTCGGGGATTGCGTGAAAATAACGTACGAAGATGGTGACTTTTTCTTTCTAAGGATTTCAAGAGTGGATGGATGCAATCTTTATGTTGAAAATGTACGCATCAGCAAAAAAGGAGTTATATTTAAGAGTGGTCATTCTTCTTTTTACAAATCAATCGAAAAAATCACCCCCGAACAATTCCAATCCGAATTTGAAAAACTCGGATATATTTACGATTTTGAAACAAATACAGCAAGTAAATTTAAATGGAGGGCAAAATTGGAAGAAAAATATTTTTTTGTAACTCAATGTTTTTCTGTTAACTGGTATTTGAATTCATTTAATTCCGAAGATAATTCTCTGTATTTATCAGGAAATTACTTCCAAACAGAGCAACAAGCCCAAGCCGCTGCCGATTTTCTAAAACAACAACTAAAAGAATTTAACAACAAATAAAAATAAAATCATGTCAAAAGAACAAACAACCGCAATTCAATTGCAATCAGATTTTCAAAATCAATTTTTATCGCAAGTCGATATTTATCTGGAATCGCGAAAATCAAATAGCCCTGAGTTCAAATTAGCTTTTGAAAAAGTAGCATCGGACATGATTTATTCGCAAACAGTCGACGGACTCGAAGCCATCAAAAAAGCGCGTCCCCTTTCATTATTTAACGCTGTTTTCGTAGCTGCCGAAATTGGCGCATCTTTCGCGAAAAAGGAGATTAGTGTTTTGCCTTTTGCTGCAAAAATTACGACTACCGATGGCGATGTTGTAACGAAAAAATCAACGGGAGAAAACGACTTAACAATTGTCGTAGATATTAATTTTCAAAAACAAATGATTTTGAAAATGGATAACTGCTTACAATTTTTTACCGCGGAAGTTCACGAAGGTGTTCAGGTTTGCCACAATCTAACAACTGGCAATTGCGAATTTGAAGGGAAAAACGACGTAACAAAACCAACTATAGGCTATTATTCGCGATTTGCTGCAACAAGTGGGCAAGTTTATGACATTTTTATGTCGTGCGCTGAAATTGTCGACCGCGCTAAAATGAATAAGGTTGGTTTCAAGCCTGAAAATTATAAAAATACTCGGGTAAATGGGTTGAAACTTTAACTCTTGTAATTGCTGGTGGTTTAGTAGTTTCCATTGTAGGAGGAGTTTTTTTTGTATTATTAAAATGATCTTTAGTTTTGTCATAATTA